TCCGCCAGTCTTCGGGCCGCACACTTCACCGTTGATGACGAACTGCCCGACGTTCGTGGTCACCACGTGTTTCGTCTTTCCCTTGTTGCTCGTGATTTTCATGACACACGTCTTCTCGTGATCCTTAAAGCGTTTCCTTATAAAATCCTGGATGTCCGTCTTTAGGGACTCATCCACCGCGGGTGCATCGGACGATCCAACACCCAAGGTTGGCGGTTTGGGTGACGCCGGTCGCTCTTCGTTCTCGTACAACAACTTCACCAAACTTTCCGGCATCCTGTGATGCTCCCCGGAGAAATCCTTACAGAACCCATCCTTCCTCCCAGCCAAGGTCTCGCACGTGCAGTGACACCGTTGGTAGACCACGTCCCCTATGCACATAAAGTACACATGATTGCTCCCGTGTCCGCGACCGAGGTTCTCGCAGTATTCTGAATTTGTGGTGGCGATGATAGTCTTCTTCAGACGGAACACCTTAAGGATGTTGGCGTTCCCTTGCCCAGGGAGGTGGGCCTGCACGAATCTCTCCAACCCCTGCACAGCCTCGCTGCTCTCCACCTCGTCCTTGACGACCAGTCCACCGAACGCGTTTTCCCTATCCAAGGGTGTCGGACTCTCCACCTTTGTGAAATCTTCACGTGACGTCCGAACGGTGGCCATCCAAAGGACGTCCACGCTCGGTGTCGGGTCCACCTTATTGACCAAGTGGAACACCGGACCCATCTTGTATATGAAGAGGGGGAGGTAGGGCATCTGGTTCACCCGACCGTTGATACACCCCCCGCACCCGGCGCCACCGCACGCCAAGTGCTTCTCCCGCTTGGACGACCACGGCATGCGAAAGCCCGAACCCTTGGTGCGACCGAGGGACCCGTACACGGCGACGTCGACGACGTTGTTCCAATCGACCACCCCACCGTACTCCGTGTAGAGGGCGACGAGGGCGTGCTCCCTGAGAGCCAAGGCGCTCTCCTGGTTGACTACGAAGTCGGGAAAGTTGAGGTGGATGCCCGTCTTGATGAGTCCACCCCCGACCTCCTTGGGTGGGGCCACGCACACGAGGCAGTCCTTGGCCCCGTACCGAGCCAGCTTCTTGACGATCGTCCCGGAGAAGGCCTGAATCTCCTCCACCGTCAAGGCCTTCTCAGCCTTGTAGTCGAGATCCATGAAAAAGTTATAGGTTGGGGTGGTCTTTTGTTCGACGACGAAGACCTCTTCTCCGGCGAGCACGGACTCGCACATCTTTTCGTACATCTCGTGCACTGCTTTTTCGGACGGGACACTCAGGACGCCACCGTCCATGAGTACGTGCGAAAGAGCGCGCGCGTGCATAAAGCCATTCTGTTGACACCACTGACGAAACATCACCACTCCTGGTCTTCAAATCGCATTTCCCCTCTAAACCAGCGCGTGGTACTGACGTCTGGGTAATCGACCGGGGTGCTGTATTCCTTCTTTAAGACGAGGAGTTCATAAACGGTCTTGTCTTTAAGGTCCTCCGCCTGCTTGTCCGCCTCTTCTTCTGTGAGTTGTCGATTGCGTATGAGAAGATCTTTGATTTGCATTAAAATGTACGCTTTCGATTTCATCTATTCATGCTGAATTTTTTTCTAACGGTCGAACTCACACACGCCTCGAATTCGGGGTTGTCTATCACGTGATTGGTGATCAAGTCCCACCTCTTCGTTCTGGCCGTGTACTCACCCAAGGTGTCCCACGACATGAAATCGTTCTCGTCCCATGTGCGTTTGACACCCGGCTCTTTATTGATTTTTTTAAGATTCATCTTGTTTTTCTCGTCCACGAAGCGCCTGATCTGTCGCTCCTGTTCATCCCTCGAGTAATTCACGAAGAATACGAAAACGTGGTACACCAACTCCGTCGTCGGTCCGTCTGGCACGCTGAACACATAGTCCGTGTATTCCCCGCTCGTCAGGGACACCACACCCCGCGTCTCCTCCTCCAACTCCCTAAGGGCCGTCCTTATGGGAGTGAAAACTTCTCTCCTCCTGCACCCGCCGGTGACGAAGATCCAATCCTTGAATCGTCGATCCCTGACGGTCAAAAACCTCGGTTGTTCGTCAGCGAGCGACACGACAATGCTTATCGCTTTGTATTTTTTCATTGTGCATTTCACAATTCCTGATATCTGCGGACTTTTAATTTTCAGTTGAGTTCCGCGCCACCGGCACTGGTTCTTCTTCGTCTGCTTCGTCCGACGGTTCATCTTGCTTCGGGGGCGGTGCTCTTGGTGGCGGCCTCGGCATCATCATCATCCTCTTCGGTGGTTCGGAGACCACCTGCATGAGCTTGGTGCTGACCCCCTTGAGGGACTCCACGTCCTCCTTCGCCTTGGTCAACTCCCTGAAGAGGTAGATGCACATCGCGAGGGCGGCGATCACCGCCACGGTAGTCATGACATCGCGGTTCATCGCAATCATTGTACTTAGAGTACACTTCTTCTTTTTAAGCTGCTATAATCGCGCCCATCTTTGCCCTGGTGTTTTGGGGGCAATCGAACGCCGACCGACCGAATTGCACCGCGTCGTAGTGATTGTGTTCACACGAGCGGGATCGCTCATTCGATCGAGCCTTGGCGTCGACCGGTCGTTCGATGTATTTCTCAATCTTGCCCGACTTGGGATCGTACATGATGACAAAGATGATCGCGGCGAAGGCCACGAGGGTCCAAAAGTTCATGGGTTGTAATATATTGAGATTTTAGTTTAGTTAGCATACAACAATGCACCCAACCCCTTTGAGTAACGGAGGATATTGTAGTTGACAGCGTAAATTTTTTGCGCCGAATTCGCAGTCTCGGACACCAAACGAGCGGAGTCCAGGCGGCTGAAGTTCAGGCTTCCCGTGCTTTGGGTCTTGCTGGATTCGAGGCAGAACGGGTACACGAAGAGCTTGCCCTCGTCGGTGGCGTCGATGCGATCGGCAAACGGGATGTGGTAATAGAGGGGGATTTGCGTGTAGTTCGGTCGGGCGAACTTGAAGTCGCTGACGTCCGTACCATTTATTTGTAATTTGACCTTGTTCGTTTCGCCGAGGATCGAGACCGCGGAAGTGGACGTCGCGGCGAGGAACTTTACGGGATGGTTGAAGTTCAATTCTTGCATTTTACCGTTGGACGGGATCGCCTCTTGGACTTGGTACACCATCACATCTTGGGTCTCCCCGGACGCGAAATAGTTGCGTTCGGCTTCATCAAGGAAGATGAAGTTGGCGTAGGCTTCCCACTTCGACGCCGCCGCGGCCGCGTCGTCGGCCCATCGAATGCGAATCTCGACGTCGTGGTATTGCAAGCCGACCAAGTTGAGGGCGGTTTGCCAAGATTCGTTGAAGAAGAAGCGGAGCGGGTAGAAGGAAGAGTTCGTCGTACCGCCGTAGATGTTGCCCAACCGACTCTTGGACATGTTCGGCGCCAACAAACGCGGGGCGATGTGTTGGACGAACTCAGACGTTTGTTTGTCGACGACGGTGCCACCGATCAACAATTCGACGTAATCGATGCACGTGGACCAGTCCGAGATGGACACGTTCGCCTTCGGGCCGCTCGTGTCAATCGGCATCAGGTACATGTAAGAGCACAAATCCCCCTTGCGCTCCAACCGGATGGTGCTGACCCCACCCCGGGTCACATTGCCTTGGATGGTTTGTCTCTCGACCGTTTGTGCGAAATTCGTGTGTCTGCGGAAAGAACTTCGAAAAAAAGAAATTTCGGGATTGCCCACGATGTGGGTGTCTTGTTGGCCGAGGGCCAAAAGCTGGGCGACTCCACCGCTCATGTCTGTTATATGTTACACTTACAAAATATTTCTAAGCCACTAAAACACAAGGAAGGAGGGCGGCCGTGCGAACCGCGTTGAGACGGGTGACCTGCTCACCGGTCTGCGTCAGGTAGCGGATGGGGTACAGCGGATCCTGGGCCTCCGGGTCTGGGTCGTCCACCCACTGGATGTGTCCATCGACCATGACCGATTGCATCTTTTGCTCGGTGGTGCTCACATACCCCTCCCTGGGTACCTGCGAACGATGAACGATCTTCCACTTATCCACCTGGCGGGTGAATTCCGAGAAACCCTCCGTCGGTTCGAAACGTTCCTCCACGTCGTACACGTAGTAACCTTTCCTATACGGTTCCTGTTCCTCCAGTGTCAACGACGCCCACTCTTCCTGAGTTAGGAAGATGGCGTTCTCGTTGACGTACGTCCCGTCCTCTTGCTCGACGTAATTGTGCTTCTCGGACGCTGGTAGGAACTCGTACGCACTGGCGTCGATGACCAACCGATTTTGCTTGGTGTAGAGAACCTCTTCCCACTGTGGCATGACGCCCGTGAACGCGTGCGGCGTCACCTCCCGCCGTGTGCGTCTCTCGTAATAAGTCTCCGTGATGGTCTCTACCTCGTCCGACGGCGTGTTGGCCGTCACCGGTAGGTAGGTGGTCTTCGTCCAAATCGTGTACGGTTGGAGCGTCTTAGAGACGATCTTGCGGTGCTTGGTGGGTTGGGTGAAGTCGCAGTCCAGCAACACCCTCGCCGCGGTGTACGAGTGCACCACGTCGTCCTCACCCTGGCGCATGGCGTACCCGGGGACGTTCGAAGACGCCACCAAATCACCCGCGTGCAAGTGTCCACCCTCGTCCGTGACCCACACGTAGGTCTCGCCCGTGGAGTCCACGACCACCTCCCGGTCGACGGTGTACACCTCCTTATCGCTGACGACACCGATGACCGCCCCGTCGTGAGCGACGTTTGAGAGGGCGACGTCCCGCCCACCGTCGATCGAACGAACCAACAAGTTGGTGCAATCGACCTGATCGGTCACCAAACGCTTCACCACGTGCTGCTCGCGGATCGCGCGGATGAGGTAGGCCAAGAGGGGCTCGTAACGCATGGACGCCAGGGACGTGCCCCATGACTCGTACGGTGGATCCACGGACGGGTCGTCCGTTTTAGGAGGTCTGGTGGGGGACGGGTCGGCCCCACGCGGGACCTCGATGAGGTATCTGAGTTCAGGGGCGTCGTACCAGAGTTCCTGGACGACCAAACCGGCCTCGTCCATGGAAATGTCGCCCTGCTCCTTTGTGTACCGCTGCGGGTTGAGTTTGAGGAGCGTGCGAACGGCATTTGTCACCTGACGCTCATCAAACTTCACGCGGTCGTCGGAGATGTTTCGCAAATCACCTCTACCGATGAAGTCCATCTATATCAATTCGTGAAGATTTTAATAATTACGGCGGGGACACGGAAAGTGGGAGCACGGAAAGTAGGGTGAACGAGGCGCCGCCCCAATCATTGTGAAGATTGACATAATGACCGGCCGACTGAGCAGCTATTGATATCCGGAAATACACTCTCCACCCAGCACGCAGTATATGTGTCCGGCTGTAAGAGTGATTTTTGTACGTAGTGGACGGGCCGTTGCTTTGCATCGAACCAAGGAAGGATGCCACTTCGTCGCCTGCCGCGTTGTTGCATTTGAAATGGATGTAGTTATATCCGCTATAAGCATAACTCATACATTGCATGTTTACGCTATAAACACCATCCACAGGAACAATATACTCGTTATTAGTCGCGTCCCAGAGAGAGGAGTTGCCTCCGGTAAAGCTATCCACGTTGAACGATATCTTAGCCGCAGTAGCGGTAGTGTTACCCGCATTGGTACTTGGTCTGACAAGTCCGATGTGATACGTCTCGTACATCAACTGTTGGATGTAGCCCAAACCGAAGACTTCGAGTTTACCGACGTTCGCGATGTTGTACTTGCTTCGCCCGATCGTCAAACCATCTTCTGGGACGGTCACGCGTCGCGTCATCCGACCCTTGTCGTAAAGCTCCTTTACCTCGTGATCTAAGAGTGCTGCGTTGTATACCGTGATGCGCGAATACAAGCCGGGTGCCGGCTCGGTCGAGTTGACGTTACCAATGAACATCGTGTCGGACGTCGGCAGGTTGAGCGTGCCACCTAACTCGACAGTTGATGAGGGTGTCAGACGTTCGCCGTTCACGTACAAGATCATTCCACCCGGATAGGTTCCACCGGCCCACACACCGACGATGTGGTACCATCGACCCTTTTCGGGTTTGGGGCTTAAATAGTTGTTTCTCGCAGCGGCACCACCCGTGGAGATTGACCAATACGGGTTGCTACCGTCTTCTTGCACTCCGATCCAACACATTTCACCGTTCGTACTGGTGGTTCCGTGAATGATCGGGATGCGAGTCGTCGACCCGGTTCCTAACTCTTGCATCAACCACCAGAAACTGATGGTGTGTACCCAATTACCACCCCCGTGATTGAGGTTTTTAACTTTCAGTCTCTGTTCGGACCCGGACGTGTACACCGACATCCGTAAGGCTCTCTCGTCGCTTTGGTACACGGGGTTGCCTTCGGTAAACGTGACTCTGTTGTGACCACTCGTATCGACGATATTTGATGTGTTCGGACCTAAAAGACTTGTGTCCAACTCTAACCACTTGTTTGCTCGAACATGGTGACCACCAGATTTCGTGTCGTGGTGATTCACCGTACCTAATTGGGAAATCGTTGTCACCGCGCGCGTGGTTCCGTCATTGACGGTGGTAGGCGCTTCATAGCCATAGTAAATGATATCGGTGACGTTCACGAGATCTGCACCCATGGTGTTTGTCACGACCACTCGAATGGAATCGTAGTATTCAATTGGTTCGTCATCCTCGAGTTTGAGAATCACCTTGTAGTTAGAGTCATACTGGATGCCCGTCTTGTGTGTGATCACGTGCCATGTCGACGTCCCGCGTTTCTGACCACACAGGTACAGTGCGGATGGTCTCCTTGTCGGATTTGAAGAGCGATACCACATCTCCATCACGCGAATGTCCGCGGCGTGTGGGAGGTCTAATTGTAACCAGTCTCCATGCACTTCACCCACACCATGGATGTCAGTGACGCCGTACAAGCCGACCGCGTTGTACGGTGAAGTTGTGCTGTAATTTCCGCTCCAACCGTGCCAACCGGTAGTCGTTCCTCGGTCAAATGTTGCGAAACTGCCCCATGTGCTGCCGTAATACTCACCATCGACAGATACCCTCGCGAACGTCGTCGTGTAGACCCCGTCAAACATGGGCGTTTGCGCAGATTTCATCGGCTCCGGTGGGTATCGTCGCATCTTCCCGCGCCCCGCGACCGCGAACGTGGCGTCGACGTCCGACACACCCACACCGACGTTTCCACGGGTGACGGATAAGGAGTTGGTGTACCTCAGATATCTCGATCGTTTTTCTTCGTACAGACGTCGCACCTCCACTTCCGAGAGTTCCTTCGAGTACAAACGGAAGTCACCCACTTTGCCTTCCACCAAATTTTCGGTGCCGGCATAATTGTACAGCTGCGCGCCGACGCGGAAATAATCGTTCGCCGCCAAATCCAAACCAGCCCCGACGCCTCCGAGTGAAAAGACGGTGAGTTTTTTACCATTGATGTACATGTTCGTGTTTTCGGTCGTGTTGTTGCCACCCGCGTACGTGAAAGCGAAATGGTTCCACGTGTTTCCAAACACCTCGTGGTCGATATAAGCGTTCACACCCGCCCCGCCATAGAAATACAGGTTCAGATTACTGTCCGATCTCAGGTAAACGACGGCCCCTGTGTTTGTGGCGAGCTGCCCAAGTGTGAATAAGCACGTGTATGCGGCAATGTTCGACACGTTCACCCACATCGACGCACTGAATATGTAATCGGAGGTGTCGCTGTTGTTGAGGTTGCCTTGGATGTATTGAACTGCGGATTGTCCGCTCGGATTGACGACCAGGGACTGACTCACCGGGTCGTACGAAGGACTTCCGATGATGTCCGCGCGGATGCCGTTTCCACTGATGTCCCAAACGTTGGCCGTGTCGTTCAAACTGAAACTCTTTTGGTCTGCAAAGTCGAGGTACACCTCCAAGTGACTGTCGATGGTTTCGTTGTCATAGGACGTGAGGGTCACGTCGCAACTGTCGTCACCCACCTCCGCGCCCCAGTACTCGATCTCACCTATGTCGACCGAAGTTGCGCCCGAATCCGCGGCCAACGCCTCGACAACCATCACGTGGTACCTGTACGCTGTCTTCGATCCAATGTAAATCCTGTTCTGGACGTCGTTGGTGTACGCCGAGATGTATTCGCGTCCGGACCACCGAGTGATGACGTGCCAATCACTCCCGTCGTGGCTTCCGAGGATTGTGGCATCCTTTGGTAACCGTATAGTAAAGTCAGCTTCTCCTCGAGTCTTCAGGTACATGTATTCCAACCGGAACGCCTTTGGACTCTTGAGTGAAATCCACTCACCATTGTACTTGTGACCGGTGACGTCCGTGACACCATTCGTGCTACTTCCGGAATTACCACTTCCGAATACACCCTCGGTGTAATATTCTGCGGAGATCCAGTCGTAATTGGTGCCCGTCTGTCGGTTAAACGCCTTGTACGCTTCCCAGTTACCGGAAAATATCGATGATCTCGAAACGACGTAACCCCTGTCGGAGTTGCCTGTCAGGGCAAATTGTGGGTATCTGCGCAAGACTTGTTCGTGTTTCTTGTACTCGGTGAGAACCTTGTTGGTTTCCGAAGAGAGAATTCTGGATTCCTTGGACACGACCAGGTCCCTATCGACGCGCAGGGACGACGCTCGCAAGCGAGGTTCGTAAAATTTTAATTCGTTGATAGAACAAAATGTGCTGCTTCCGCCGACCGCCGTGACCAGCAAGCGGTGGTAATGGTATTTCTTCTGGCTATTCACCTGCACAGTTGTGGGTTGGTAGATTGTGTACTTGAGGTCAGTGAATGACACGAGACGATCCCACGTGACGCCATCAACGCTTCCGTAGAGGTAACCATCCTTTGGTGACTCGTAGTTCCCGACGCCCGCGCCCACTCGTTCGCGCTGGTACATCTCGAAGTGTGACACGGCGAAGGGTTTTTCTGAGAATAACTCGAGCCAGTGACAGCTGATACCTTGGAAAGTCATCGCGTTAGAGGTGATGATGGATCCGTCGTTGATGTTGAATGTCCCATCCTCCGTCGCCCAAGACGGACTGTATACGTCTCTGTACTCTGATTTGTCTTCAAAGACGTGCCAGCCGCTGAACCCGTCATCTGTAGTCCAGGTGTTGGACGACGCCACTCTGTACCCACCGTAGACATTCGACTGTAGGGACACCTCCGGTTGTTTGACAAACTCAGTGCCTACCAGTCCAGTCTTCGAGCTCAGAGTTCCAGTCACGTGTATGGAGTCTACGACGTTCACGTCCTTCGCCGCGTGGATGACCCAATACGTAAAATCAACGTATCCGGCAGAAACACCGGTCCCAATCTTCGTGATGACCATCCGGAAGTGGTCGTAGGCCGTCGTTGCGTTTACGGCAATCTCTCTCCAGTACGGGGACGAGCTGTACGACAACCCACTAAACTTCACGAGTCGGTGCCAATTTTCACCGTCGAGCGAACCAAGGATGACGCCGTCCACGGGCGCTCGACTCGTTACGTTCGTTGTTGGGTAAATGTTGGAGTGTGACATGACTAACGGAGTCGGGGTTTTGATCTGGACCCACTGACCATAGTGCCTGGTACCGCCAACGTCGATCGTCAAGCCGTTGTACGATCCATCGTAGGCTGTCGGAAGACCGGTGTCCCCACTGTAGTACGAGGTACTGCTCGCCCATCGCGTGGTGGTGTTGGAGTCAAAGAGTTTCCACGGGTGCAATGTGTCTGTATCGAACGCGGAACTGGCCGTCACCACGTACTCACCGAACCCTTCGATGTTGGTGACGTTCCCGGACAGGGGTTCGACGGGGTGTTCAATGAAACCAGACTCCATCCCACTCGCCGCAGTCATGTTCACCTTACCCGCGTCGACGCTGAAGGTCTCCGTGAACAACCGAAGTTCGTTGACGAAGGCGTACCCACCGGCGTCGCCGTTATTCTTCTCCACGACGAACCCGTAGTGCTTGTACCCTTCGGTGGCGTTGACGACGACCGTCTTCGGGGACGTGTCCGCACCAGGGGTGAACCCGGTGAAACTCGCGAGCGTGGTCCACGTGGTCCCGTCGTTCGATCCGAGCATGGTGGCGTCTTTGACCGCGCGGTCGGGCTGATTGGCGTCGTGTTTGTAAAGAAAGTGCCGCAGGATGGTTTTGTAAGGGAACGTCAACTTCAACCACTCCCCGTCGACGCCACCGAGAGAGTCCGAACCGTCGTAAAGACCATCCGTACCGAACGACGAGGCCGCACACGTCCACCCGGTGGATTCATCCTTGTCGAAGGCTTTGTACGGAAAGGATGTCTCGAACGTGCTCGACGCCTGCACGGAGTACACGCCGTGGCCGACGACCGTTGAGACATTCGCCGTCAGGCCCGACGCGGGTTGTTCGGAGATGATGGCCAACTTGTTGCTGATCACACCCCCGGAGTCGGTGAGCTCACCGCTCGCCTGGTCGTACGTCACGAGATTACTCCCGACATCCGCGACGCGAAGGTTACTCACAAAGGTGGCCGTGCCACCGCCGACGATGTTTATGTTCGACGTAAACTTTGTAGTGTCATCGAGGAAGACGTTGCCTCCGACCGCCAGTCCGCCGCTCACGACCAACGCACCCGTGGACGAGTCCGAGGCCACCGTGGTGTCACTCACCGCGAGGGACGTCACGGACGTCGCCCCGGCGTTCGACGTGCCGTGGACGTCCAAGTCAAAGAGCGGGTCGCTGTGCCCGATGGCGACGTTCGCGGTCAGGTAGGCGTTCGACGCGTGCAGGTTGGTGGTCCACAGGTTCGACGCGACGCCGACGCCTCCACCGACCTTGAGGGTGCCCGTGCTAGTGCTCGTGGCGTCGGTCGTCGCCGTGAGGTCGAGGTCATCGAACGTCGCACTCGTCGCCGTGAGGGCACCCACGTTCGCGGTGCCGTGCACGCTCAGTTTGTAGTCGGTGGACGTCTCGCCGATGGCGACGTTCCCGTTCAAGTAACTTGTGGTGCCGGCGTTGGAATGCAACCACGGACCGGCGTTTGAAATCTTGACGAAACGCACCTTTCGGTCGTCTGTCACCGCGTGACTGCTCGCATCGAAGCGCAGGAACTGACCGACGTTCGCGTACACAGTCGAGCGCTCGATGTCGTCCACGGTGATGATGACCTCCTTGTCGAACGACACCACCCACGTCCCTCTGTCGAAGAAGACGACGACTTTTTGCCATGCCGAGGTGGAGTAGGGTACGGACGTCGCTTGGGCCACCTGCGTCGTTTCGTGTCGAAGGGTCACCGTCGAATTGGCGCGATCGAACGACATCTCGTACGCGTCTTGGGCGTACGAAGTCGACGTCGTCGTCCACATCTGCACGTTGACCGATCCGGCGTTGGTGTCACCGCAATACAATTCGAATTCCAGTGCGAACTGGTTGGGTAGTTTGATACCAGAGAACATGTACCCGCCGTTCATCGCCACTTGGGGTGGATTGGACGATCGACTCGCACCGTTGTTGAACGTGAATGGTCCGTTACTGTTCAAGTCGCTCCCCTGATCATCGAAGAGTATCACGGGGTTTGTGCGAACCATGTTCGTCGCGGTGTCGACCCCGGTGACGATCGACTGCACGTCGAGTCGGGCGACACGCAAGGTGGCGTTCCTCACGTCGAGGTAGCCGTTGATGGACTCACCCAAACTCATGGTTTAATAGTGCCAGAGAAATATTCTGGCGGTATTAAACTTAAATTGGTTTGGTCGGCCACACCGGTTTACGAACGTTCACAGTGTTCGCCGGTAAGTCTCGCAAGGCTTGTCTGTACACCTTCCACGCCTCCACCTTGTCTGCGGGTAGGGGGCAATCGTTCGTTTGCGTCCAATCACTCTTCTGCAATAACGAATCTCGTTCGCGGCGGAACATCTCCGCGTCGCGGGACGCCAAGCCCTGTCGAAGTTCCACGTTCTCGCGTTCGATCACCTTGACGTACTTGGTGTCGACGTGATTTCCGAGGCCGTCGGTGATCTGGGTCTCCGTGTAACCCTTGAGTGGTAGCGAACTCGTCAGGGTCTCCGTGACCGTCACGTTTGAGAGGACGTTCCCAACCACCCTGACACAGCGCTCATCCCACCCAACCGGAACTTGAAGATCTTCGATCGATCGAGGCTCGTCGGCCTCGTACGTGCTGGTAATCTTGTCACCTTCAAAAGATACAAAGTACATTACTTAAGGCTTAGGTAAAAACCTGTACCCATTCGACTGCATCTCCACCGCTTGGACCAAGTGACCAGAAAAGAACGAGTGGGGCATGTACGCGTCAACTTGATTCCAGAATCCAGGAGCAACCGTGTCACCTTTGTCCAGATACATGTGCCACGACAAATTTGGCCCGTCGTCGTTTTGCCACGAGAATAATGAGAAGTTGTATGTATTTAGTGAACTGTGTCTAGAACCGCCGTGCTCTGCGCTTCCGTTACGACGGACAAGCATCGCGGTGTCAGTCGGGGTATAAACCATAGCGTTGAATGTATATATCCCAGACACGGGTGCCGTGAACAAGTGCGTCGTTGTGTTGAACGAGTTCGTTGTGTCAAACTCTACCCGGTCGTAAGGTATTGGGTCTCCACTCGTACCCCCAGTGAGCCTGACATTGCCTGCATTAAGAACAGTACCTTCTCCCATGTTGTCCGTGCCAGAATAATTTGAATACGCCATGAAAGCCGGTTTCAAGCCTTCTCGGATGTACCCGTCACACCGTATGTCCCCCCTGACGTCCAGCGTAGCCCTCGGTGTGCCCCCACCGCCACCCACGGTGAGGGATTTGTTGATCGCCATGGAGTCACCCGTCCGACCCATTGCATAGAGTCGTGCAGCCTCACCTCTCGTGAGGGCCCCATCCCACACTGCAAAGTTTGACAAGTAGCCCGTGAAACTTTTAGAGCCTGCATTTCCACCTAAGTAGCACACTTTACTCGTGCTACTCAAATTCAAACTAACCGTTCCACCACGTGTTGTGAACTTGACCTCCTGTCCGTTTATGTACATGCGCATGCCAGACGCGACGCTGGAGCCGTCATGCGTGAACACCAAGTGATACCACTTATGTATTTCCCTCGGTATAGACACTAAGGCATACGTATTATAAAAGGTAAAGTACAAGTCTCCGTTAGAGTACCAGTCTATGTAAGACGCTGTCCCAGTAGTCGCCCCATCGTCACCTATGTAAAATAGCGTAGACACTGAATCCGTGGTGTTTGTGATCTTCACCCAAACACTGAACGAGTGCGGCCAGTTGCCCGTTCCCAACTGACAGTAACCGTACTTGACGTAGGAATTGGACGCAGCGGAGAAGGATAAGGCCCTTTCGTGTTCGACATAGGACGCACCGTTGTACGTCTGTGCGAAATCGACGGGCTTACCCTGTGACGACACCACGTTGCCTAAGAGTGGGTTGATCGTCGTGTCCACCATGAGGACCAAGTCGTCAGGTCTCGGCAGGTCGCTCTTCTGCGAGCCGATGTTCGCGATGTCCGCCGACGGGGCGACCAAGGCACCCTTGTCGATGGAGGTCGGTTCGCGGTTTCCGAAGAGTCGCCACTCACCGATAACCACATAAGAACTGCTCCTCGTCTTTGTCGTGACTAGGGCGAACGATCTGTAATAATCGGTGGCGTTGACGTCTATGAAGGTTGTGTGCAAATTCGACGTGTATGACTGCCCTTTCCACGACGTGAGAGGGGTCCACGTACCTCGATCGTCCTGGGCGTATATCCACGCGTCCTCCGGGAGATTATCGGTCGCGGTGTTGACATTTGATCTGGCCTCGATGGCAATCTTTTTGAGTTTGATTCGGTACGGGCACGATAGCATGAGATACTCACCGGGTGGACTCGTGTCCGTGAGCTTCGCCGTGCCGCTGTACCTGTAGTCAATACTTGAGTCGTAATGATGGTTCGTGCTGTCGTTGAGCTCTTGTATCCATGCTTCAAGCCCCGTCGATTTGTTGAATGCGCGGTACGGCTCGTTCCCTTCCTGGTCTGTTCTCCACGACGACGCGGTCGCCACAAAAGTGCCGTGGTTGGGAACGTAATAGGCGTGAGATCTCATCGCCTCGGGTGGGAACTCTTCGACCGCACTGTCACCCAAACACTCGAAATCCTTCTTAGGTGCATCCACACCCAAGCCCACGCGCGCGTTGACGATGGAGATCTTGGACGTGGACAGGCCGTAGTGCTCCTTGTCAGCTTCATACATCTGCACGAGGTGTTCATCGCTCATCGGGCCTTCATAAAGGCGGAACGAACCAATCTTACCTATGAAGCCTGAGTCGACCCCCGAGCTGCCAATGCTCAGGGTCGTCGATGTTGGCAGGTTGATTTGGGTACCTCCCGTGCCCACTGAATCGTTCTCCAAGAAGGCGACGCGCTTGCCGTTGACGAAGCATCGGATGTTCGGCGGCCACCACCCTTCACCCGTGTGCGTGAACGCCACGTGGTACCACTCGTTCTCAGCGAACGTGTAGTCTACCCTGTAGTCTGCAGTCCATGATGCCACTTTGAGTGTTTGATTCACAAAGTACATGCCACTCGATTCGTACTGTGAGAAATTACCCAAGAAATAGACGTACTGAGCGGCTGAGTGGGAAGCCTGTAGGTTGCTCGCGTTGAACCACGTGCTCACCGAGTGTGGCCAGTCACCACCGGTGATGGTCAGGGATCGGTTGATATATTTCAGCGCGGTGTCGTCGAATTCCCACGATTTGGTGACCGTGTCGTACGTCACCCCACCGTTGAGAAGACCTGTCTGGTCGTTTCCGGAGATGTCGGAGACGTTCGCGCCGTCCCTCGTGGACAGACGCCCGTCGTAGGCGACCACGCAGAGATCGAGGGGTGCGAAGGATGCCTTCGACACGAGGTGGATGTCCTTGTGGTCACCCCTTTGGTCGTCGTCGTACCCAAAGAACTCGATGTTCCCGGAGGAGGCGTAATTGCCGTAGGTCCCACCGACAGTCTCCGCCCACACCACTCGAAGGTACTGGTAAGCCCTCGATGCGTTGACCTCGAACTTGTTCGGTTTGGTCTCGACGAAGTTTGTCCGGTTGGACCACCCCAAGAGCTTGGTCCATGACGATCCATCCGACGAACCGAGGAGGTAGCCGTCTTTGGGTGACCTTTGGTTCCCTAAGCTGTCGTAACTCCCACCGTCGAAGAAAATTGGGTAGTAGTGGAAGTGGGACACGCGCACGGATTGACCCACCGGAAGGCGGAGTTGCACCCAATCGCCGTAGATGGTCTCCCCGTTCGTGAGGGTCATCTCCGTGTTACCACCGGTACCACCCGTCCACGCGCCGGTATATGAGTTGTAATTCGTGGCGGATCCAGGAGGCTGCCACCCGTACCCCGCCACTGTCTCCTTGTTCGTCACTTTGTCAAAACAAAAGTAAGAAGAAAAGTCCGCAGAGTAAGTACTGGATGCGCTCGAGAGGTAGCCGTCACTCGTGCCTGAGATGTCGAAATCGTTCGCCGAGGTCAGGGCGACGTTGGGGAAGCGTCTCAGCTGGGGCGTGTGTGAATAATCGACAATCGTCACACCGTTCGAAAGCATACTGTTCGTGGTCAGGTTTCCACCCTCAACGGTCAGGCTACCACCCTGGAGACTCAGGGAGTTTGCCGTGACCGCCCCAACGTTCAGTGAAACGTTGGTCAGGTCCAGTGTGCCAGTCGGACTGACGATTGGCATGATAACTAATTAATGATGAGATTAAAATTGTCACCCATTTGCGTTTTCCAGAGCATCGAGTCTAGCCAAGACTGAGGTGAGCTTCGCTTTTTCAGCTTGAAGCTGTCTATCAACTTCTTGGAGGGCTGCGGTGGCGACGGTCCAGATGGCGTCCTTCTTTAGATATACGAAATCATCAACTTCTTGTCCGTAGATGAAGAGTTGGTTGCCTGCTACAACATTTCCAGTTTCATCAACCGAACCAATCCACTCACTCAAATCCTCTTTCACACGAATAGTGTGTTCGTTAATCACTTCCACGAGTTTTACTAAATGGTCAGTACCATCTTTAGCATTTACCTTTATAACAGAAGCGTTACTTTCGAGGCTGGAAGTATCGAAGTTCGTGAAGGTAATTACATTAGAGTCAGATACGTTCGCCATCTCATAAATGTTTGGAAGGGTATTTATAGTCGTCTGGGTCGAATAAGGGAGTGTATTCGCTACTTCTTGCGCTATAAAACCCCAAACGGGCTCGGTACCACGCTTAATTGTATCTTTGTATTGGTATTTCTTTGGCTTCAGTAGTCGTAATGTCGCGAGAGCGTCACCGTCATTGATATCAGTAATATTTGTTTTAATTCTCTCATCTGATGCGGTGATTGTACCACCGACCGAGCCAATGACGTCTCCAGCAAATATCTTTCCACTCGCCCAGATTGACACAGAGGGGTCGCCATAGTACGCAGTAGCATTATATGTTAATGCGTAATCATCGGCAAATGACCTCACCGGTAGCCCCCAAATCCGACCATCTACACCGTTCACGTGAAATTTTGCAATGGGAGTGTCCGTCCCGATGCCGACGTTGCCAGCGCTGGAGATACGCATGCGTTCGTATACGAGCGAGTCCACATCGAAGTCGCTACCACTATCTTGTCTCGTGTAAAATCGAAGACCTGCACCTGCTCCTAGCGAAGCATCATGAAATCCTTCTATTTTTGCATAACCTCTATTATATAGGTTCGATGACGGTTGTAAAATTATTGTCGCCGGTGTTTCGTTACCTCGCGAGTCTCTCACATGTAAATTATCAGCGGGTGATGTATTTATACCAACGTTACCGGTAGAACCAACGATGGTCATGCTCGTCGTCGTCCCCCCGTAGTTTTGAAAAGTGAAATCACCCACCGTACCAACGCCGGTAGACGTCCCGCATTGGAAGTGGGTCTTACCACCGTCCGCGAGGACACGGAATGCTGTCTGCGTGGCCTGGCCGTTCGTGACTCCATCCTCGAGAACGAAATCAGCCGCCGCGCCCTTGGCATGTATAGTAGCCGTCTGTGTGTGTGTGCCGATCCCGAGCCGTTGGTTGGCCACAAGTTCGTTCGCGCGCACGGACGCCTGATTGAAATTCAACGGTGTGTTGGACATCTACAAGTAAGTGAGATTAAATTCAGCGATGGGAAGCGCCTGACTTCTTCACGTGTTAGCACTTTCCAAAGCGTCGAGTCTCGCCAGGACTGAGGTGAGTTGGGTTTCCAAGGTTGCGACCTTCGCTTTCTCAGCTTGAAGCTGTCTATCAACCTCTTGGAGGGCGGCGGTAGCGACAGTCCAAATGGCTTCCTTTTTCAGATATATGAAATCATCAACCTCTTGGCCGTAGATGAAGAGTTGATTACCCGCCACAACATTTCCAGTTTCATCAACCGAACCGGTCCACTCACTCAAATCCTCTTCCACACGAATGGTGTGTTCATCAATGACTTCCACCATGTGGACGTCGTGGTCTTCACCATCAATGCCCCTCGTTCTAATGAGCGTGGTCGCATTAGATTCCAAATTGGATGTGTTAAAGTTCACAAAGGTGATGACGTTCGAGGAAGAGACATTCGCCAATTCATACATGTTTGGTAAGACATCTGTTCTCAATTGGGTGGCGTATGGGAGCGTCTCCCTGACCTCTTGGGCTATGAAGCCCCACACGGGTTCAGTGCCTCTCTCAATCTCGTCTTTGTATTGATACTTTTTGGGTTTGAGGAGACGCAAAGTTTCCAAACATTCGGCATCATTAGCATCTACAATGTTCTTTTTGATGCGAGTGTCGGACGAAGTGATAGTTCCGTTGTGTGAAACAAAATACCTTTGAGTCCCAATGGAATTATTGGCGTAGATAGCCAAGCTGGCACCCCATGCTGCGCTTGTATCAGTATTGAGAGTGTTGCCAGTACCAATGTCATCGTGTGAGAAATAAGCTCGGGCCGCAGTACTAAATGTTCCACTGTCCCCATACACGTGTAATATTGTTTTTGGCGTATCCGTCCCGATGCCGACGAGGCCGTTTTGATCTATGCGAACCTTTTCACTCCACGTAGAGTACTCGTCAGATGCGCTATTGTGTTTACTGAAACGCAGTGCATATCCACCCGTCGAGATCATCCAACGAGCTTGTGGGATATCGTTTATGACGATGTCAGATGCACCACCATCACTACCAAATATGCTTCGAGCGCCTTGTACGTGTAGATATGCTTTGGGATCCGTCCTCCCGATGCCGACGTTGCCAGCGGCCGTCAGCGCCAATTGACTACCAGCCGCCCCGTAAGTAGCAAAGTTTAGATAATTTGACGTGGAAGTAGCACCCACGTTTGCGTGTGTAATAAAAAAGCCGTCATTAAAATTAGAACTTCTACCGACGTACATACCCAGAGTTCCATTTGTTTCTACTGTAGGATCCATTAATGCGAGTTTCGTTATGTGTTGTGTACCATTTTGGTACACACTACCTTCACCCATCAGCACATTCCCTACGACGTCCAATTTTGCTCGCGGATTCGTCGTCCCGATGCCCACATCCCCACTGACATTGAGCGAACTGTTTATCCCGACACCACCCGAAACGGTCAGGGCGCCCGTCGTGTATCCCGTGGTCGCCGTCGTGTTCGTTATGTTCATGGGCCGTGCCGTGGTGTTCCCGGCAACCATGACTTGTTGAAGGTCGAGTGCGCCGACCTCGACGTCTACGCCCTGGACCACGAGGTTCGCACACCACAGGTTACCACCACAAGCGATCCCACCGTCCACCCGAAGGGCACCGACCGTGGTGGACGTCGCCGCTTGGGTGTTGGAGATGTGCACAGCCTTAGAGCTTACATTACTCGTGTTGATGACATTCTCGAACCCGCGACTCACGTTAAAGGTGATCTCCTCCAAACTGAGAGTGTTACACTGCAACTCACTCGTACGCAAGGTCGCGTTCGGGAACGTCAGGATGCCATTGGGGGATGACACAGACATGTTCTACATTACTGAGAGATTAAAAGTTCAGCCACAATGGTACGTCACACCCACGAACGCCGCCCGATGGACAGCATTCGCCTCATCCGTCTGCTGACCGGTGGCGTCGATGTATCTGATTTTGTACGCTTTTTCTGTTTCTGTGGGGTGGTCCTCCCATTGGAGTTGACCGTTTTCGTCGAGTGCGTTTTCGAGTCGTTCAGTCACCGTTTCGTGTTTGACCGCATCTGGGTAGTCAGCGTCGACTTCTTGTTCGACCATCTGGTAATACACGATGTTCCAAAGTGATGGGTCGTCGACTTCGGTTCGTTCTTCAGTGGTTGTTTTTGTGTACGTCAAGGTGTACGTATTTTGGACGTTAGCCTCCAAGTTGGACCACTCCGAGTACGTCACCGTGGATGGTTCGATGTAGACCTTGTCCCACGCGTCGTCAGCCCCGACGTTTGTCGTCGTACTCTTTGTGTACTTGACGTCGTATACGACGTTGGACGTTTGTGTGTACGTCAAAGTGTACGTATTTTGAACGTTCGCCTCCAAGTTGGACCACTCCGCGTAGGTCACATCGGATGGCGAAACGGAAACATTAGACCATTCGTCGTCGGCGGTGACTGTCGTCGTCACGAACTCATGTGGCACACCCTTCACGACCGGAACCATAGCCGTGTAGTGGATCTCGACGACGTTCGATTGCTTGATGCGTTGGATCGGCTGGATCACGGGCGCAAAGTCACAATCCATCGTAATCTTGGCCACCGTGTAGTTATGGAGGATATCATCATCTTGTTTCTGACCGTAGCCAGCGACGTTGGACGTTGTAATGTAATCACCCGATTCGAGGGGACCGTTGGTGTCGGTGACCCACATCGCGCCTTCACCGACGGAGTTGATGAAACATCTATAATCACCCTTTTCCTTTTTTCCAGTAGTCACAAAATTACCAATTCTGTCTTCTCTTACATCTGGATCTTCTGCGGAAGATAAAACACCAAAACACGATTTGTCGTATGCAACATTCGACAGTGTGACCAAAGGAACAGATTCATTTATTGTGATGGCATTTGAACCTATAGTAATCCCATTTAATTTTACGTACCGATTGTTTTTGGCGGATACGATAAGACCTTCATGTATCAAAGAATCACTTAGTGGGATATTTTCAACTACTGCTCTGTGCTGTCCCGTAAAAGTTAAATTCCCTCCATTGTTATTCGTATCGATGTAAGCTCTCACGCGACCGTAGTCATATGACGTAGTTCCGTAGTCACCACCACCTATAGCAAAATACAACGTCTCACGTCCATTCGTCGAATGATATGCGTGCCAGATAGCCGAACCTCTTTGATAGTTACCGGTAGGATCGTTGAGTCGCATGAGCTCAATTCCTCCACCCAATCCGTCGAACGTGTTTTTTAGAACTGATAACGGTGCACCGGAACTGGATGGAACGTGAGCATCAGCGTGTACATCAGAAATACCAATTTTTTGAAACCTCGCCGACCCCCTCACATCCAACTGTGCCCTCGGCGCCGTACCTCCCAAACACAGGGCCGTATCGGTGAGATTGATGCTCTTCCCGGTGCGTCCGAGGGCGTACTCCATGGCGACCTCTTCGGCCGTGAGGACGACGTCCCAGAGTTTGGGGTTGGAGATTTTTCCTTTAAATGGATCATTAATCCCATTGAAAGCCAGACCAACGGATACACCCACGGCCGTACCCAAATTCTGCGTCCCTGTACCAGCAACAGTTTTTGCTGTGATCAAAGTACCATCTACATACATGTCAAACATTGACGTACTTATCTGACCTGTCGATTTCTTGGCTATTGCGATGTGATGCCAAGTGTTATATGAAAGAACTGCATTCGTGGTGTACATTTGGTTTGAACCAATATCAACTCCTAATTGATCACCATCTTTGATATACATAGATGCAAGTGTCAAGGAATTCCAAGAACTACCGAATGTAATAACCTGTCCAGATGTTCCAATCGAAGAGTTTATATTTACCCACGCAGACATGCTATAAATTGCATCACCAGTTGGCAGTCCCCTTGGAGAACTTTTTAGAATGTAATCCCCGGTGCCATCAAACGTGAACGCCCGGTCCGTTGATGAGTACGCCGCATCACCGGTGAGCGTCCCATGATTCCCATTCCCCGAATCCACCACCGTACTCCCCGAGACCACCGAATCCACCGTGGTATCGTAGTGGACCAAGAGGGATTCCGCCCGTGGTGTCTCCGCCCCGGCGGCGTGTCCGGAGACGCGCGGGAGCGTGAGGGCCTTGCCCAAGGTCAGGTGTCCGTCCTCGAGGGCCGATGGTGCGGGGGTGCCGAAGAATCGTAAATACGATTGATTGACCATTTCACTTGTAGCACTCGTGTAGTCCACATGATTTGTATCTCCACGATGACCCATAATATGAGTCACCACGAGACGATGATGTGTGTAGAAATGCCCATTTGAATTTGTTGAAACATAGGCGGCCTTTTCTGAACCCTTAGTACCGTATCCACCCGCGTCAGTGGAGCTTGAGTTATCATGGGGTGCTACGGCACCGTAACCTGCATATTCCCAATTTTTACCATCATTACTCCCCAAAATCACGAATTTACCTATACCACGACTCTTACCATAGCCACTCCGCGGAGTAGTTACTATACTCGTAACATTAATTGCATAGGGGCTATGCATTTCAATCCATTCACCAAAGACGGACGAACCATCTTTAAGTATTGATTTTCGAACACCTGTACCAGAAGTTACGGCGGGTGCGTACACCGCAAGTGCCTGGTACAGCCCCGGTGCAGTAGAGAGTAAGTCTCCAACCCACGCCGTTGTGTTATCGCCTATATCATTTACAAATACTCTCGTAAAATTCCAAGATGGAGAATTAAAGTAAGTCAGGTCTAACCCTAAACCCTGACTTGAATAGAAATTGAATGTGCCATGACCTTCAATATATGTGTGATAATCATAAAGTCTTATAGCTCTCGGTGGATACTCCTGCAACCCATCTGCCCCGGCCACCTCGAAACGTGACGTGGGGTCAGATACGCCTACGCCAAGGTTCCCTTTGTGCAAACTCAGCGAGTTTTGGCGATGGCCGAACCGGGGGGCGTCGTACTCGTAGAGTTCCCGGATTTGTTCAACCGAAAGTTTCTTTGAAAATACACGTACGTTTGCAATTTTTCCAGTGAATGGTTCGCTACCGGTATCATATCTTGCACCAATTCCGAAATTCGTACTCGTTGACTGTAAGTCGAGCCTTTGACCAGTAGCAACAGTTGAGAGTGTCTGTTCATTGCAGTCTACGTAAAATTTACGCGAGACCCCGTATCCACCGGCCGTAGCACCTGCATCGGTACCTCCATCGTAGGTGAACACCAAATGAACCCATTGATTTTGTGGGGCTTCGTAATTGAATAGAGCATCATATGTGAAGAAATAGTAATACATTTTATCTTTACCTGATTGTCGTATACCGATGGCTTGATATTGTGCTCCATTTCCAGCAAAAAATAATGTTCCATTAGCATCCGAAGCGTCGATATATGCCCACATAGATATTGAATGGACCCAGTTGTCCACGGTTGTTGTCATGGTACCAGTCACGTAATCCCCACTTCCATCGAACTCCCACGCGTTATATTCGGAGTCGAACCCATTGTTGCCGGTGATTGCACCGGTGACCCCATTCCCAGAGAGGTCAGTCACCGTCGTACCACTTCCCGAGTAGGACGACGTATTTCCGGCGTCCCAGTACACCTGCAAATGTTGCGTCGACGGCGTATTCAAGACCGGGGTCCATGTGTGATCGGTGGACGTGTCGCCTTCTTCGTAGCCGTAGAGTTCCCATTCGCC